TCAAACTCAAGAGGATGTAACATAGGAAATGTTACATGTATTGCATTAATAACATCAGGAAGAATTTCAAATGGAAATTTTTTATTATCAAAATTAATAGAATGATAGTCTCTATACAAATCATCTACTTGCTCATGATCAATTGCTAGTTGATGAAGTTCGTTGACAACATCTGTAAACAAAAAATCATCTACAATAACATACCCATCTCTATCAAATGTTTCTTGTGCTAGATTATTTTCTGACGGAAGGTTCATTTTTATTAACACATTTAATAGCAATAGTAAACCTATGACCATTACGAAATGGAGTTGCTCTATGATTTATTGATGAAGTAAATCTGACTAAAGTATTTGGAACAGGTAAAACTCCTATAATTTTTTCTTCTAACTCAAACTCAGTCCAACCACCATCATTTAATTGCCACTCAAAATCTGGAATGGGATAATAAAGAAATGTCCATTGATCAGTTTCTTCTTCGTCACAGTCCCGATGAAAATATGCTTGCTCTCTTGGTGCAAATACATTTACATACAACCTATAGATCTTATAAGTATCCCAAAATCCTGGATACTTTACATGAATAAATTTAACAAAGTTATTATATATCATCCTAGCATCATCTGATATAGGAACACCTTCATCTTGACATGCATGAAATAGATCATGTACCATTCCTGTAGGAACATTTATATCCGTACCATCACCTTCACCATAACGAAATCCTGTACCATTAGGCGTTCCATTATAAGCAAATGAAGAAATATATTCAGCAACTTCTGAAGGAAAAAAGTTATCTGCTTGCTGTATGCTAGGTTTTTTCATGATATCCTAAGTAATCAAGTACATGGTCTCGTACTTCCATCAATTCATTATAGCACTCTTGATTGTGAGCACATGCACGAAGAGAAGTATCTGGTTTTAATACAGATTCAATAAAGAGACTCTTTGCTTTGTTCATTTTATCTTTTTTTATTGGGTCAGTTACAGGCAAAGGAGTATATTCATACCCATGCTCTAGTAAATGTTGTTGTTCATCAAAACTTAATCCTGGTGGATAATCAATCATCAATAGTAACTCTGAATACTGTACTGTATCTATATACATTTTTGACTAATGGGGCAAGACCTCTATGAGGTACATTAGAAGGAAACATAAGAACCCTTCCTGATACATAATCCCATTCTTCTAAAACGGTTGTCTGATCGTCAGACATAAGTTGAAACTGTCCACCCCATTCTGGTTTCCATTCACTATTATTCATAAGCATAATAGTATATTCACCCTCATCAATATGAGGTGATCCATCTTGACCATAGAATTGAAGATTTAAATCAATCCTAAACAGCTTAAGAGGTGAATTAAATTCAGATTCAATAACATCAAAGACATCAAAAAAATGATTTGCTTTTGGATGTAAAAAATCAACTCTATTAATACTACTTCTTGAAAATATATCTGTACCAAAAAATCTATGCGTTCCACCATTCCTACCTTTAGGGTGGGAATTAGAGTTTGCAACATTAGTTGTATGGACAGGAACACTATCCAATATAATTTCTTCTAATGAAGTAATAAAGGCATGATCAAAAAGATCATCAATCACATGTGCGATCACTGTCTAACTTCTCAAAGAATGCATCAGCGTGAATCAGTTCATCAATCAAATGAATCATCTCACTTATATGTTTTGCTATAAATGGCTTCTCAGTTCTAGCTGCGAACGATAAAGCATTTCTTAAACTACTCTCTGCCTCACGCATTGAATCTTCTACTTGTTCGGACAAAGCCATAAGAATAATCTTTTTTTTTATTTAGCTGAACATATTATAATACCCCTGACTCAAAGAGTCAAGGGTATGTTTTTTTAAGCTAAAACTTCTCTACATATTCTTTTGCATACTGCTTGATCTTTATCGCATTCAATCAAGCATTCATAGTACTCGGATAAGATCTCCATACTATGAGGATCCTCGTAGGAACCTGCTAGTTGATTATAAGATACTAAATTGTGGTTAGTCATTCAACCTCCATAAAATACTATTATATCATTATTTAGTTAGTGAACCAGGACAAACCCAATAATATTTTTACAAAAATTTATGCCTACGCATTTGTACTTACTGCCTCATAATCTGCTTGAAATAATTCTAATCCTTTATCAGTAAGGATATGATTATACATTTTCTCAAAGACTGTTGGTGGCATGGTAACAATGTCTGCACCATATTCAAATGCTCTACCTACAGACCTTACATCTCTTACAGATGCAGCTAGAACTTCAGTCCTTACCATATGCTCCCTGAATACCTTAGCAATATCCTTAACTAAGCATAGACCACCGAATGAATTATCATCCACTCTACCTACAAATGGTGACACATAAGCAGCACCTGCTTTGGCAGCAAGAATTGCTTGTGATTGTGAGAAGATAAGAGTTACATTGACTCTAATACCATTATCAGATAGTTCTTTACAAGTTTTTAATCCTTCTGGTGTGCATGGAACTTTAACAGTACACACATCATTGTACTCAGCAGCAAGTCTTTTACCTTCAAAAGTCATATCTTCAACAACTTCCATGCTGATGTCTGGTATACCTGCTATTGATAGCTCACGGTACACATCCTCTGGATCCTTTCCACCTTTCCTAATAAGAGTTGGGTTAGTGGTTACACCATCAATCAAACCAGTCTCAAAATATTTAAGGATGGTTGGAACATCTGCAGTGTCAAGAAAAATTTTCATGTGTAATAATCTTTTTTGTAGTATCTTCCTAAGATGTTGCTATTATAATAGGCAGGAGTACCATCCGTCAAGCTTTCTGTCAGGACATTATTAAGAAACAACTGCCTTGTTTCCTCAAAGTTTACCTTCCCTGCTGTAAGGTGGGTTGATAAGATTTCTCTTTTGAAGATTGCTTTTCCAAACTTTTTAACATCGGCTTTAAGTTCTGGAGAACTTCCGTAGTACTTCTTCCAGTCACTCTCAGACGATACTCTGCGTTTCCCACCTCTAGGCTTTCTGCGCTGTATAAAATATTTGCGTCCGATGTATTGTTTGCCAGTTTGAAGATTAGTAATCCTGTAGACGAAACCGAACTGATCGTTAATATTGTCAGAAGTAAAAGTTGAACCTTCGTAGGTCCAGGGGTTTTCATAATCTCGTGCATCAATTTCATCCACGCTGGTCTTCCCATGATTTTTACATTGCTGACTTATTTATCCATAAGAATTTATGATCTCTTTATGTCGCATCCATATAAATTTATCATTAAAAGAACGATCCTGATTAAAAAATACATTAACCTTATCAGTCAATCTATGTTCCAAATATTCATCCCTTATCTTATCAACATCAAACCATCCCAACCCATACAATACAGGAATATAATTTACTGGTTCAAACAATCCCCATGAACAATAAAAATCCTCTGGTTGGGGAAGTCTATTCTCCCACATCTTCAAATAACTCTGAAGATTATCAGTTAATTTGAGATCATACTTAACCGATTTCCAGAAAGGAGTATCTTCTCTTTGAATTAAATAATGTGCCTGAACAAAATCTACTATATTTTCAAACATATTATTAATTTTAACATTACAAGTATCAATATCATAAGAAGGAAGATAATGAACAAAACAAAACATCTCTTGGATAGTATTACCAATAGAAGTTGCTTCTAAAGGTTCAACAAAACTTTGAGATAATCCAACAGCAAGACAATTATTATTCCATGCAGTTTCTAATCGACCTGGATCAAATTTAAAAGATTTGTAATCTTTAATGTCATGACCATACACATCTTCCATCTCTTGATGTGCTTCATCAACACTTATAAACTTATCAGAAAAAACATATCCATTACCCGTTCTAGTTTGAGTAGGAATAGTCCAACTCCATCCTGAACTTCTAGCAGTTGCTTTTGTGTAAAGATTATACTCTTCCATTTCAGCTGTTGGGAATGCAATAGCAGAATTGACAGGAAAATAATCTGAGTATGATTTCCAAGGAACATCTTTTGAAAGGATCCTTTTAAATCCACTACAATCAATAAAAAAATCTGCAGTATAACTAGCAGACTTGCCAATGATTTCTTGTTCGTTTTTAATACTAACAATATCATCCCACACCAAATCAATATTCCTTTCTCTACACAACCCTAATAGGTATTCATTCAATGCAAATGTATCAAACTGAAACTGTCTAGTAGGTGACTCTTTAGTTTTAGGAAGTTTATCTTTCTGCTGTGACCACCAAGTAGGAAAGGTGTCTAAGTTATTAGAAATAAGATGTGCATACAAATGATAGTAAGAATAGTAACCTCCTAATATCTGACTGTGAGTAGGAGAAACACCATGCAAATAATCTTTATCACTCCACCCATCAAAGTAAACTCCTAATTTAAAAGTTGCATTTGTTTTCTTTACTAGATCTAATAGATCAATTCCTACAAACACACAAAAATCAGAGATATGTTCTGTAGAACTCTCTCCTACTCCAACAATCCCTGCATTAGAAGATTGTATAAGTTGAACTTTCTTTTTAGGAAATCTTGTATTAAGAATTAATGCTGATATTAAACCAGATGTACCACCGCCAACTACAATAAATTTATTAACACCCACAAGAGCATGACTTACCTGTGTATATTTTACCACATTTTTTACACTTATGCTTTGCTTCCCATAGATGATTTACAAACTCAGCAACTATTGGTTTACCCGAATCTGCTTTGAACTTCTTGTCCTCACCTTCTTTCTTTACCTTCTTAGCAGCTTTCTCTGCTGTCATTATAGTAGTTGCTCTTTCTCTCCTATCATCCTTAATCTTTTGGATTGCTTTCTTACGAGCATCCATCTTTGCAGTCTTTGCTTTATCTCCTTGAGACTTAGCTGCTAAAGCAGAATTAGTTGGTTTTGAAGAACTTGTTGTATTCTTTGCCATCTTAGCAGCATTTGGTTTAAGTTCTGGATTACTTAATGCCTGTACACCAGCACCAACTATACCAGCACCAACTTTAGCAGCATATCCAACTGTATTAGCAGCACCTTTTGCTACACTTTTAGCAGCACTACCAACTCCTTCTCTCATCTCATCAGGTACATTATCCTCACTACCAGAAACATACTTAGCATGTTCCCTTCTCTTTAACATTCTTCTACCTCTAGCACCAGCATCCATTGCCTTCTGAGGTTTCTTTTCTACAGTCTTTTTCTTTCTACCAATACTACTCAAGACACCTTCAGTCTTAAGTTTTTCTGATACTTTTTTTTCTTCTCTACGCTGTAGTATAGCATCCAACTTTGCCATCTTTGCTTTAGCAGATGGTTTATCTCTCCTAGAAAGTTCCTCTTGAACTTTCTTTT